AATTGATATTATACTCAATAGCAAAACTCCAATATATACATATTGTACAGGATATGCAATGAGTGCAACTTTTAAGATTTTCTTAGCAGGACATAAAAGATTTTGCTACAAACATTCAACATTTATGTATCATCAGATGAGTTGTTGGAGAAGTGGTAAATATCAGGACTTAGTTGAAGATAGAGAAGAGATGGATTGGTTGAATAAAAAGAATGAAGAATATGTAATCGACAGAACAAATCTCACACAAGATGATATTAAGGAAATTCGTGAAAAGAAGAAAGATTTCTATATCCATTCTGATAAAGCAGTCAAGTATGGAATTGTCGATGAAGTTTTATAGAGAACAGAGAATAATGCAGTAACAATAAACGACAGTTTCTTGCGAAGATTAGAGGTGACTAAGTGGTATTAATAAATGACAACTGGGAAGAAGTTAGAGATTTGGAAGATGTTTCTAAAATAATCAGAGAATATTTTAATGAAGATTTGGCTTATGAAATGGATAAGATGATTCCTGAACATACAGACGAAGAATATCGGGATTTAGAATGGCAATTAGAGGAAAAAGATGGTGAGATTACTTCATTAGAAGATGAAAATGATACTCTTAAAAATCGAATTGAGATTTTAGAAGATAAAATAGAAGAGTTGGAAGAAAAATTAGATAAATGCAAATAACAAGAGCCATTATTTCATGTGGAGATGTAGAAAATAATAAATAAATCTACAGTAAACTAAATTTTCATAAGGAGAATTTTATGAATGAGTTAAAAGAAATTATTAAAAATTCAGACAGATATAATAAATTTACAGTATTGAGCATTCCAATATCATTTAAAGAATTATTTAAAAATGAAAATTTTGATTGTGTACAGTTACATTCTACACACATATTTTCGGATAAAAATGGGGTTAAAGATATTATAGGATTTTGTGGAGTGTTTAGTTGGATAGATAATATGATCAAACCGTTAGATGGTGATTCATACAATGATAATTTTACGGTTCTTGGTTATGAAAGATTTTCAACACAAAATGAAAATAACTGTATAGATATTCTTGTAGGAGATGATTGGTAATTATTTATCACGTTTTATAATAATATTCAGAATATTTCTTAAAGCAATTCGCTTATTATTTCACAAGCAAAAAGAGAATAAATAATGGCAAAATTTGAGATGCAATTGGACTTTATTTGGATTTGAAAATAGGAGGATTAAGATTTGAAAACAGTTTTTAACTGGTTTGGTGATGATTGGAAGAGAGTAAAGAATCATTGTAGAACCACAGATAATAAAGATTTCACAGAGAACGAAGCAACAGATACTTTTAAAAAGAAGTTGCTTATATCTGAACATACACCAATTAGATTACTTGAATTTGATTGGTCATGGAAAGGTATTTATTATTGGCTGAGTACAGAATGGTCAAGACATAAATTTGAAAAATTTATTAGTTCTCAAAGAGATGATAGATTGGTCGATGATACTCCACGAGGAAAGAAACCACAAGATGCATTGGTCAATTTTGATGGTTATGCTAATATGCAAAACCTTATTGATAGTTGGAGAAAAAGATTGTGTGGCAATGCTACACCAGAAGCAGTTGAATTGGCAGAAGACTTCAAAATTGAATTACATAAGACACATCCTTATGAATCAGATGTGTTAGTTCCTCATTGTATTTATCGTGCAGGTTGCCCTGAGTTTGGTTGTTGCGGCAAGATTGCACAATTTAGGAAATGGTTAAATGACAACAATAAAGAAATTGATTGGTTTAATATCCAAAATAGATATGATTTGTATAATGAATGGTTTTACAGTCAAAGGAGAAGTTAGCATGATAAAGAAAACAAGCAGTACAGCAAAGATTAACAACTCAGATATATTTGAATTTATTGATCCAGATACAGGTGTTCATTATTGGATTTATTCACACAAAGTAATGTATGGTGGAGCTGGTGGTATGACACCAAGACTAAATTCAGATGGAACAGTTATGGTAACGAAGTAAATGTTCATTTCTTAGGAATCAGAAAAGGAGAAATATGAAAAATGCTTTTAAAATGACATGCTTTATGTTTGGTATAACTATTTTATTTTTATTTGAATTGTCTATATTTATGTTTTTATTCGCATTATTCTTTCACTTGTTTTTACCAAGTAAAATTTCACTTATAATCGGTGGATTTTTATCTGTATTTGTTACGATTTTTGTGGCAATTTATATGGATATGAAATATGAAGAGAGGTGATTAATATTAGAGATCCAGAAAGAATAGATGTGTTTACATCAGAATTAAATAGAATATGGAAGACATATTATCCAGATTGGCGTTTCGGGCAATTTATGTCAAATTTTCTTGGCTTTGTGGGTGGAATTAAGAGAGTAGATATTTTCTTTCCGGAAGAACTAGAAATGCTTACATACTTAAAAGAATATTGTGGAGAAAAGGAGGAAGTAAATGAATAAATTTGATATTGCGGCAAGAGTCAGAGAACTTAATAACGCTTCAGAGGCTTATTATAATACTGGACAGCCTATCATGAGTGATGCTGAGTTTGATAATAAACTTGAAGAATTAAGACAGTGGGAAGAAGAAACTGGTATTGTGTTATCTAACAGTCCAACACAGAATGTTGGTGCAACAATATTAGATAGTATCAAAGAGGTGACACATAAAACACCCATGTTATCACTTGAAAAGTGCCATAGTGTAGAAGAAATTATTAAGTTTGCAAATAATCATAATCTTGTGGCTTCTGTAAAACTTGATGGATTAAGTTGTCGATTGGTTTACGAAAATGGTTTACTAATTAGAGGAGAAACACGAGGAAATGGCACTATTGGATCTGATATTACAGAACATGTTAAGCAATTCAGCAACGTTCCATTACATATTAATAAGGAAGGAACTTATGTAATTGATGGTGAAGCATTGATTAAACTTGATGATTTTGCAGAGATTAATAAAAACGGAGAATATAAGAATAGCCGTAATTTAGCTGCTGGTACATTATCAAGTCTTGATACATCGGTTGTAAAAGATAGAAAATTGTCATGGTATGCTTGGAAAGTAATTGAGAGTTCTTCATATTCAAATTCATTTTCTGCAAATTTAGCAGAAGCTCAACAATTAGGATTTAATATAGTTCCATATATAAATCTGAAATCATCAAATATTTCCATTCAAGAAGCAATTGATTATTGTTTAAATCAGTCAATATTACCTCAAGATGGAGTCGTGTTTACTTTCGAAGATGTTAATTATGGTAAATCTCTTGGAAACACATCACACCATTTTAAGGATAGTATTGCTTATAAAGTATATAATGATTCAGTAGAAACAAAACTATTAGATATTGAATGGACAATGGGTAAAACAGGAAGTCTTTGTCCTACGGCAGTATTTAAACCAGTAGCAATTGATGGAACAACTGTAGAAAGAGCATCATTACACAACATTTCAGTAATGAAAGAAATTATGGATAAGCCTTGGATTGGTCAGCATATTGGCGTGTTTAAGGCAAACCTCATCATTCCACAAATTCGATGGGCAGAACAAGACAATGATAGTAAAAAGACTTATATTCATATTCCTGATAAATGTCCTATTTGTAATCATCCAACACAAATTGTCAAGGATAATGATTCAGAAGTTCTTTATTGCACTAACGAAAATTGTAAAGGTAAATTACTTGGCAAACTTACACATGCGGCTAGTAAAAACGCACTTAACATTGATGGTCTTTCAGAATCTACAATAGAAAAATTCATTAATCTTGGTTGGTTAAATTCCATTAAGGATATTTATCATTTATCAGATCATGAAAATGAGATGAAGTCCTTAGATGGTTTTGGCAAAAAATCAGTTGACAAACTTCTTTCATCTATCGAAAAATCTCGGTCTGTTGATCTTGAATATTTTTTAAATTCATTATCAATCCCCTTGTTAGGTAAATCCGCAAGTAGAATGATTGCAGAATCGGTTGATTATGAATTTGGCATTTGGATGAAACAAATGGCAGTAGGTGGCGCAGAACATTTCAAATATTTACCTGGTGTTGGCAATGCGCTAATTAATTCATTGAATAACTATTTTAATGAGTATTGTTCTGATATTTGGGAGTTATCAAAAGAATTTACATTCACAACAAAAGAAAAGACAATACTATCTAATACATCATTGAATGGTAAAACATTTGTTATTACAGGTTCTCTACATAAATTCGAGAATCGAGATAAAGCAAAGAAAGCAATAGAAGATTGTGGCGGTAAGGTTACAGGCAATGTATCTAAGAACACATCGTTTCTTGTCTGCAATGAGGATGCTGGTTCGTCAAAGTCTAAGAAAGCACATGAATTAGGAGTCCCTGTAATCACAGAAGAAGAACTTATCACAATGTTGTCTTGTTAATTTCAATTATTTTTCATTTTTTCAGAGAATATATCTATAGATGGTTTCCATCAAATATTTAATACAAAGGAGTTGGTTATTATTTCAACGAAACACGTAAATTTATTAACTTATGCTTATGAGATGTGTTGTCTCATTATTATGGTTGTCATTTTCATTTGCTTTGTACAACAGAACAAAGAAATTATTGAACTGCGTCATAAGTGTGGAGAATATGAACACGAATTAAGTTTATACAAACAAGAATTCAATTCAGTTGCAACAGTAAGTGATGCTACTGAATCAGATGCAACTGAGACAGATTCTACTTTGACTGCGCCAATTGACCTACATAACGATAGAGAACTTATGAAAGAGAATGGTGTGGTAATGGTTATTCATAAAGTCGAGATCGAGGAAGTACAAGAAGAATGTGTTAGTTCGCCTTCTCCGACAACGCAATCTCAACAGTATTATAGTACATCAGGATTAACCGCATCTGGTGGAGTGAATTATCACGGTGAACAGAAGGAAACATATTACAATTTGAATATGGATCAGGTAGTATCGAATGCACAAGCAGCAGGTATTCAAGGTGAGTATTGGGTACGTGATGATGGTGTAAAGATGTATGGCGACTATGTTATTGTTGCAGCTAATTTAGATGTTCATCCTCGTGGATCAACAGTTGAGACATCACTTGGTACAGGTATTGTACTTGATACAGGTAGTTTTGCAACTGAAAATCCAACACAGGTTGATATTGCAACAGATTGGTAGGAAGGAGAGAAATATGACTCATAAAGTTTATTGTATAATTGGTAGAACCGCTTCAGGAAAGACAACCATTGTCGATGCCGTAGCAAAGAATCTAAATATGAACATCTTACAGTCATATACAACTCGTTCAAGAAGAAGCAATGAAGTAGGAGATAATTGTGGACATACCTTTATCTCTGCTTCTGAAGTCTCTAAATATAGAAATGATATGATAGCCTGCACTGAACGAGTTGGATATTGTAGCTTTGCGACAAAGCAACAGTTGATGGACAATGATTTTTATGTAATTAATCCAAGTGGATTTGCTGAATTGTTAGAAAAGACAAAGAATATTCCTAATCTGCGATTGATAGATATTTGGATTCGATGCGATAGTGATACGCTGATGAAGAGAGCTAAGAGGCGTGATAATTATGATGACTGGTTTGCTAATTTTAAGAAGGAAGAACAGGAATTTATGAAGTTTTATCCAGGAGTGAACTATTCTTACATTGTGAACAACTCTGGCAAATTATCAGACGCAATTGAAGAAGTTCAGAGAATTGTTCAATTAGAAAAATATAAAGATTAGAGGAGATGTGAAGTGTTTAAGACACTGTGTAGACATAAAAAGTATAAAATTATTAAATGTGATCCTAATTCTCGTGTATATTATTGTGAATGTATTAAATGTGGTGGACAATTTGATATGCCTAAAGCATTAGGAGAGGAATATACATGTGGATTGGTTCAAGAAAGGAGATAGATGAAAAAGGATCTCTTTGTTGATTTTGATTTAACGATCGTAAACACTATCGCCAGTATATGCGAACTCTACAATGAGGATTTTAAATATTATAAAGCTTTTCATCCCGTTAAATGGTGGGAAGTTGAGACTTGGGACTTTCAAGAGTGTAATTGCACAACACCAGATGTAATCAATACATATTTCAATACGCCTCGTTTTTTTAACAAACTAACCTATATGGATTGGGCATATGAAGTGTTAAATGAACTCAAAGATTTCTATAATATTACAATTGTTTCTTTAGGTTATTCACCGAATCTTAAAGCAAAGGAATTATGGATTCAAAAGCATCTGCCATTCTGTAAATTTATCGGTGTAAATTCAAAAGAGCATTTCGATAAATCGTCTATTGATATGTCATCAGGTGTTTTGATTGATGATAATATGAAGAATTTAATTACCAGCAATGCATTGGTTAATATTTGTTATGGTGATGTTTATGAGTGGAATAAAGATTGGACAGGATTTCGTGCAAAAAACTGGCAAGATATTAAACAATTTTTGATGAAAGGAGAGAAGAAAACTATAGATGACAAGTCACGAGTTAGCGCAGCAGTTACTTAGATTGCCTGACGGATTTATTTATGCTACGCATGGTGATAATGAATTTACAATCAGTAGCTTTCAAGATGTATGGGATGACGGTGAAGATCCTACACGTTCTTGGAGGTTGAATTTAAGGAAATGTCCCGATGGACAAGAATGTATTAGATAAGGAGGAATCATATGACAATTGAACATAAATCATCAGTTACATTTAAAGATTTAAACATTGGTGATATTTTTAAATCTGCTGAATGTACTACGATTGACAATACATATATGAAAGTAAAGTTAGAATGCGATAATCCTCATAACTCGCGGATAATTATCAATGCAGTTAGATTAAACGACGGTGAACTAATGTGTATGTCAGATTATATACATGTTTGTCCATACAAAGCAACATTAACGATCGAACATAAAAAATGAAAGGTTGATTTCTTATGAAATCGAGAAAGGAGATAAAATTTGTACAATGTAATAAAAAAAGATGGTACTATAGAACCTTATAATGAGCAGAAGATCATTGATGCTTGTAACAAAGCTGCTAGACGTGCCATGTATGAGTTGTCAGACAATGATTATGCACAGATTTTAAACGATGTATTAGCAAAAATAGATGAAAGTTACGATGAAGATACAGATATTGAAATTTACGATATGCATAACATTGTAGAATCTGTTTTGGAAGAAGATTTTCCAACAGTTGCAAAAATGTATAAAGAATACAGAAACTACAAAAAAGACTTTGTACATATGATGGACAAGGTATACGAACGCAGTCAGTCTATTAGATATATTGGAGATAAAAGTAACGCTAATACAGACTCGGCATTGGTAGCAACAAAAAGAAGTCTTATTTATAATGAATTAAGTGGAGAATTATATAAGAAGTTCTTTTTAACTCACGATGAAAAACAAGCTGCAAAAGATGGATATATCTATATTCATGATAGAAGTGCAAGACTCGATACATTTAATTGTGATTTGTTTAGAGTAGGCGAAGTTATGAAGGGCGGTTTTGAAATGGGTAATATTTGGTATAATGAACCAAATTATCTTGATACTGCTTTTGATGTAATGGGAGATATTATTCTTTCAACAGCCGCACAACAATATGGAGGATTTACAGTTCCAGAAGTAGATAAAATTCTTGAACCATATGCAGAAAAATCATATAAAAAATATGTCAATGAATATAAAGAAAATGCTAAAGAATTACTGAGAGAATTGCACATCTCATTTGCAGAAAAGGCATTTAATCCTATCATTGATAAACTTGCAAATAAAAACTCAACAAATAAAGTTCAGCGTGATTTTGAACAAGGATGGCAGGGTATTGAAATGAAGTTAAATTCTGTCGGATCAAGCCGAGGGGACTATCCTTTTGTCACGATGACACTTGGATTAGCAACATCCAAGTTCGGCAAAATGGCAGCTATTTCACTTCTTAAAGTTCATTCTGAAGGACAGGGGAAGAATGGATTCAAACGACCTGTATTATTTCCAAAGATTGTATTTTTATATGATAAAAATCTTCACGGAGATGGTTCATACAAATATCCAAGTGCAGATGTATTTAATGCTGGTCTTGACTGTAGCAGTAAGACAATGTATCCAGATTGGTTATCATTAACAGGTGATGGATATGTTGCAGAAATGTATAAGAAATATGGAAAAGTGGTATCTCCAATGGGCTGCCGAGCTTTCTTATCGCCGTGGTATGAAAAAGGTGGTATACATCCAATAGACGAAAATGATAAACCGATATTTGAAGGACGTTTTAATCTTGGTGTTGTTTCTCTTCATCTTCCTATGATTCTTGCAAAGGCTCGTAGGGAGTCTAAAGATTTCTATGAAGTTCTTGATTACTATCTTGAATTAATCCGTGGATTACATAAAAGAACATATGATTATATTGGTGAATTGAGAGCAAGTGTAAATCCAGTTGCTTTCTGTGAAGGTGGTTTACTTGGTGGTAATTTAAAGCCAACAGATAAGATAAAAACAATTCTTCCACCAATGACTATGAGTTATGGAATTACTGCATTGAACGAATTGCAAAGACTTTATAATGGTAAATCTATTCGTGAAGACGGACGGTTTGCATTAGAAGTTATGCAATATATCAATGATTATACAAATCGAATTAAAGAGGAAGACCGTATTTTATATGCAATTTATGGCACTCCTGCTGAATCGTTGTGTGGTCTTCAGATTGAACAGTTCCGTAAGATTTATGGAATTATTGAGAATGTGTCTGACAAGCCTTATGTAAGCAATTCATTCCATTGTCATGTATCGGAGCAGATGTCGCCTATCGAAAAGCAGGATAAGGAAGGACGTTTCTGGAATTTATTTAATGGTGGAAAGATTCAGTATTGCAGATACAATCTAGGATATAACAAAGAAGCGATTAAAACACTTATTCTTCGAGCAATGGATAAAGGTTTTTACGAAGGTGTGAATCTTGCTATGTGCTACTGCGAAGATTGTGGATATCAGCAAGTAGAAATGGATATTTGTCCTAAGTGTGGAAGCAAGATGATTACTAAAATTGACAGGATGAACGGATACTTGGGATTTACAAGAGTACATGGTGAGACAAGATATAACGAAGCTAAGAATGCAGAAATTGCAGATAGAGTTTCAATGTAAGGATGTGGTTAATATCAATTATCATAATATTACACATGATGATATGAACAATGGTGACGGTTTGAGAGTCGTTTTATGGCTCTCAGGCTGTTCTCACCATTGTTATAATTGTCAAAATCCTCAAACTTGGAATCCTAATAGTGGCATTCCATTTGATGAATCAGCAAAACAAGAGATATTCAACGAACTGTCTAAAGACTATGTATCAGGCATTACTTTCAGTGGTGGTGATCCACTACA